CATGTCGCCGAGGAAGTCACTGAGGACAGCGAATTTTTGCTCTGTTATCTGCATTGCTAATCCTGGTCAACCGGTTTCGTAAGTGTTCCAATTGATTTCCAATAAATGCTCGGCGTGCCGTCACTGACTATCTCGAAATATTCGCCGCTTGCTACGGGAAAGCTTATCGAAGCGACGTTATTGTCCTCTCTTGTTGTTACAGACTGAACAAGCGTTCCCGCCCCGACCGGATTGCTCGTAAGTCCGACATAGCCTTTAAGGTCCCTTCCACTGCCGAGGTTCACATGAACAAGAACAAAACCATCGGTCTGGGCAAGGTAAGAATGGCTCTTTAGGAGTGCATTATTGTCCGAATCATACGCGCTATATGCGCTCAATGCTGTTTTGGAGCTAATGTAAGCTGCTATCGACTGTTGGGTGGCAAGCTGAGTCGCTGAATCCGACGCCATATCGTCCTCATCGAGAATGGCCGTTCCCGAAACCCCGGTATTTATGACCGGCGAAGTCAGCGTCGGCGAAGTCAGCGTCGGTGTCGTTATCGTCTTGCTCGTAAGCAGGCCGACGTTAAAAGCCCCGCCGCTGGTGAGCTGTACCTCGTTGCCGGATTCATCCAAAACGTGAAGCTCAATTACGCCGTCAACATCCTTGCCGTATAAAAACAGCTTATTCGTAGCGCTTGTAGGCTTCGTGATCGGCCCGTAGAACTCTATCTGCCTGTGCTGGCCTGTCGCTGCATCGGAGACTTCCGTCCCGGTAAGCTCGAAAAAATGATCCACATTTAAGCGTTCCTGAATCGCAGCTTTAGTCTCTCTGTCCCTATCATCCAATATACTTGGCGCGTCGGTGCCTACCGGCGTGGCTGTATCAAAGGTATTAGTAAACGCCATTTTGATTTAACCTCCAGTTAATAGCAGAAAGATTAGAAGTTGCAATATCAAGTTTCATGGGAATTTTCTCCTTGACGTATCTATGGCAGGTACTAAAATGAACGGGCCACAAGCAAGATTGGTTCTTGCCGATGGCCCTAACCAGACTCGTTTTGAAAGGAAACAAGAATGGCTGAACAAATAGTAAACAAACGATGTTGCAAATGCAATAGTATTAAACCCACTTCTGAATTTTACAAGAGGAATTCTTCCAAGGATGGCTATCGCAGTCCTTGTAAAAAATGCTGTTTGGAATCCACCAAAAAATATCGCCGTGAACATAGTGCAGAATATCTGGAATATAACAAAAAATATCAGCAGGAACATCTTGCGCAATTTTCGAGATATACGAAAAAGTATCGCCAAAAACATAGTGCGGAATATTCGAGATATATAAAAAAGTTGAACCGTGAACATCATGTCGAACTTTTGGGATATTATAAAAAATATCGCAGTTCTCTTAACGGACACCTTCGAGGAATTTGGAATAATATGCTTAATAGATGCAATAATCCCAAAAATAAGCGATACAAAAATTACGGGGGCCGAGGTATCGAAGTCAAGTTTGCCTGCTTTGAGGATTTCTTTAGCTATGTTACCAAGGAATTGAAAGCCGATTCTCGCGGTCTGACCGTTGACCGCATTGACAATAACGGACACTACGAACCCGGCAATATACGTTTCGTAACACGAGCGGAAAATAATAGGAATACGTTTATAAGACACGATAAATCTGGAAGATTCGCAACTATAAATTGATGCCCTGTGTATAGATAATAATTTATTCATAATTCAACTTCCGCCCGCGTATCTTGCTTGGCCGGGTCTCGATAATATTAGGGTCTGGATCTGGTTGGCGTACGGACCCTGCCATGTAGCAATATACCTGGAAAGACCGTATTTTAGCCCCGTGTAATAAGCCGCCCCGAAGTTTAAACAGCTCGTGCAGTCATCGTCGAACTCGATAGTATCGGCGTCGAGCGCGTGCTTTTTGTAAAAGTCTAAGGTTATCGTGTAAGCCTGGTCGGAAGTAGGGAAGACGTATATTTTGCCTTTGAACCTTGCGTAGTATTTCGGCCTGGATTCATCGCCGGTAACAACACTATCCATCGCCTCACAATATCCCTTGTAACCGCCCGGCATCGGCAATAGCGGGGCCAGGTCAACGCTGCCGTCGTTAAGAACAATGGAGATAGGACTCTTGAAACCGGTCGGCTCCTCGAAGTATTTCGAGCCGTCCGAAAGCGTGCAGTCGGTGTCCTGCGCTTCGAGCAGATTGAGGAACCTGAGATCGCCGATAACGGATATTATCTGGGAATCAATGTCGGTCTCGGACCTGTTGAGCATAGCGTTTACAAAGGTCAGGATGTCGTCTTTGTCGATACTCATTAAACTATCTCCGTTCAAATAACCGTTTGGGGAGGGCTGTTACCTCCGCCCCGCGACGGTCAAAAGGAGGAAAACCATTATGTACATACAATGGCTTCCCTTATTTTCATTTCATATTGGCAGGCAGCTCATCCATAGGGACATACTCACCTTCGACTCCGAGTTCCGGTATCGCTACTGGTTGCCTTTTAGGCTGGGCCGGCGGAGTATTAGCCGCCTGTATCTTCGCAATTTCCGCCTTCAACAGCATAATGTCACGAATCAAAAGTGTTTCTTCCTGGACGATCTTCATCGTCCTGATGCGTTCGACGGTATCGGATTCGGCCTTCTTCGCCTCGGCCTTCGCCGCCGCCTGCGGGTCCGTCGGCGTCATTGTCACCTGACATCCGGCGAACACGGTCGCTGCTACGAGCAGCATCGCAATCACAATGGTTTTCCCGTTCATTTTCTTACTCCTGTAAAAAAGTTAAAATGGGGGCGCAACGAGCGCCCCCGGTTGTCATTCAGTTTGAACACCTTCACTACAGGTACAATCCTTGAACACTATAGGAGTTCGAGAAATAGTCACTCTATCATCCTCTGTTTTCAATTGCACACTGCTATGCCAAGTGCATTCGCCGAAGCCCGTCCAGTTACCACCGTGCATCATCCGCTCGAAGTGGTCGCAATTCTGACATTCAACTTCCATAATATATTTCCTATCCAGGCCCGTCATAGAGACGTAAATACATAGTATTTACGCCAACATCGCCGCCTTTAATATAAACCTTGATAGCTCCCTGCTTGGTGTCACTTGTCCCTGTATCGTAAGAATAAGCTACAGCGGCTTTATTATCGGCATAGAATAAATAATCGGGCAAGGTGCCTGTTGCCGGATTAGAGTTCGCACCGAACCTGAACATGGAAAGATTAGTCGGGCCATTTGTTGCATCAAGATACAAACCCATGTTAATGCAAGCCGTATTTCCAACCGAAGTTAAGGTTCCACCAGATTCATAAATACCAAAATCAGCAGCCGCAAGAACATTTGCCGTCGGCGTAGCAGCACCAATATCCATCCATGTTCCTGTGACATAAGTTGCTCCATCAAGATTGCCTGTAACAGTTGTGTGGGCATAGATAGCCGCCCCTTCAGACCTTGTGGCACCGGCTATTGTACTGGCAACTTCCAGACCGTAAGCTGTGTCTGCAACGGCGGTAGAAGTAATTGAATGGCCCCCGATACCAGACATAGTAATCGCGCCCGCCGTAGCTGTTGCTGTGATACCACCGGCGTCAGTCAGAAGGTAAATCGAATCAGCTGAACTGCCGGTATCGTTGAAAATGACAATATCGGCAGCCGTATCGCTGTCTGCAGTCAGCTTGATAGCATTGGTGGCGTTAAGGCCGGAGTACAGCTCGATAGCCCCTGCAACGGCCGTAAACTGGATGGCTGAAGCCTTCTCTGTAGCCGCGACATTGGCGCTTGCTAAAAGCTGAATAGCTCCTATATCCGATGTCACTTGAACCGAAGCCGCCCCGGCCGTCGCTGGGTTGCCGGTATCGGCGTGGATCTTAATCGTACCCGCAGTGCCGCCGTTCGATGTAATGAGGACCGCATCGGCAAGGTTCTCTGTGGCCGTGATTAAGACACTGCCCAACACGGAATCAATGGTAACATTCTTTTGAGCAGCATTAGCCGAAATCGTGACGTCGCCCGCCGAAGAATCTATGTCGATATCGCCGGTAACGACTACCCCGAAATCGTCTCCGGCCGTCAGGGTGATATCGCCGTTGGAAGATCCGCCTGCCGTCATGGCCACGGCACCATTCGTAGTGTCGAGATCGAACCCGCCGGCAGCGCCCGTAATGTCGATATTGACAGCAGTTGAAGCGGCCTCGGTAAGCGTCCATGCGACCGCATCGCCGACGATAGTAAACAGATCGGCGCTGGCGTCCCATTCCCAATAATCGCCCGATGTAGTACCGAACACCTTGAGATCGATACCGTAAGTATCGGCACCGATATTGAAGTAAGCCGCCTCAAGCTTGTTTGCGGAGGTCAAATTGAGCGTGTCCGCCGTACCTCCGCCGTTGAGTACGAAGTCGCTGTCGGTCCCGAAGGTCGCCGACTGAGCGTCCGTGTAAGTCAGCGTCGAAAGCGATTGCAAATAAGAGGGAAAAGTTAGCATGCTGTTCGAGGAGTTCAAAGCCACGTGGCCGTAATTGGAGTGAATATTCGTACCGTCGGTGATCGTATAGTCCCAGCCGTCCGGGCCATACCAGTACAAAGATCCATTCGAAAGCGTGGTATTCGTAGAGGTAGTCGTAATTTCCTGATCTATCGCCAGAGTTCTTGCGGCGTCCTTATAGATCGTGGACTCGTCTGTAGTTCCCGGATCCCTGATGGTAACGCTTGAAATTGTCGTCACCTTCCTTCCCAGCTCATCAACGATCTGGACTTCGTGATACGTCAGTCCTCCCCTCTGGGCGAAGGAAGCAGTCGTCATTGCCAGGAGTGCAATAAATGTAAACATTAACTTTCTCATTGTTCTGTTCCTTAAAAACTCGGTTTTCGATTTACGTCATACTGCGCGGAGCATAGTCACATACTCAGCGCAACTCGGTTTACTGTTTGTTACCCGTCGGCAACGATCTCGGTATCGAAGCAGAAAATTGCCTCATCCTGTCCGGGAGTTGTGGTGCCATGCGCGTTGAAGTTTGTACGCTTCACTCCGTAGAGCATGTCGGTCTTAACGACGGGCTTATTGGCATCGTACATATCCTCATACCAGCCGGGGAATTGGGCCCACGCGAAACAAATGGCCTGGGCTCCGAACAGCATTCCGCGCGCTACGCTCCTGCCGGATTCGCATTCGTCTTCAGTGGCCGTCCTGCCCTCGTTGAGAAGGAAGCCTTCGGCGAGTCCGGTTCCGCCGGCACCGGTCCGTGTGGGCACCCGGTCGTAGGACCAGATGATCATCCCGTCCCACATAAAGGCGGCACCGCTGAACAGCGGATTGAGATTGCCCCTGACCTGGGCCTCCGCAGTGGCCGTCTTCCAACCTGTCGTTCCGGTCTCGGCCTTAATGGCCTTGATCTGGAGGGAATGAAGGAAGACTAAAAAGAACCGGCCGGCCTGCGGTAGACCTTTACCGTTGCGAATATCGCCGGGCGTAGCTTTCGAAAGGTCTTTGACGCGACCACCCGCAAATCGCGGACTGGAGTTAATGGCCTTCCGCTTAATCATCTCAAGAACTAATGTTCCACAGAGATTGGTTGCTGCCAGGGTCTCTAACGTAAGAAGGTTGTCCGATCCGTAGCTGGCTCCTGAATTGCCAAGCACCCCTTCTGCGGTCTGACCGCCGTAATGGATGCGGGCCGAGGTCGGATAAGACTCGTTGATTGTCTGAATTGCTGCCGAGGACGAGTTCTCGTTGTAGAGGCCGGCGGCACACGTAGCCAGATCGTCCTCAATAGCTTCGGTAATCCAGTCGCCGAGCTCGAGCTTCGAGTCCTCGCGGAACTTCGAATCGGTCATCTGCTCGGAAAACTTGCCCGCCGACTGCGTTCTTGTGGCCCGTTCGTGGACCTGGACGCTCATATTGCGTCTCTTGATCTGCTGGGCGTTGTTTGTCGTATCGCCATCGTCGCCCACACCGGCACCCGTCAGTCTCTGCCTGGCTTTGAATACGACTTCGCCGCCGGCTTTCTTTGTCAGATTTTTATCGACGTGAAAAAAATCGTTACTGGTTTGGCCCATCAATGCGCTGAGCATGATGTTGGGCATAGCATAATCGAACAGCTTCTTAGCCCACACCGTCTGCGCACGGGGATCCGTGAATGCGTATGATGTATCTGCCATCGTAAAGGTCCTTTCTTATAAGCCCGATTACGGGCTTGTGGGCGGACCTTTTATCCTTCTTCGTATCCCATAGCTCCGTATATATGAGCCAGTACGGGATTGTTTATCGCCTCTTCGGCGCTGGCCGGCGGATTGACCGGCACGTTAGTAGTTTGTGTTTCAGATCCGCCCGGTTTTTGATTCGTTTG